GACAAGGAGCTTTTGGACAATATGCTTGGAATCAGATTACGGGTTCTTCCGCTGATTTAGGTGAAGAAACAATTGAAGGTACAGGATCTCTTAATTTAACAGGAGTTCAATCAAATACTTCCACAGGTACTCTTTCACTAATAGGCGATGCAAACGTAACAGCAATTACAAATATTTTAAACGTTACAGCAGCTTCAGTATCAACTAAATTAGATGTTGATGTTGAAGTAACTTCACCTGGTAATTTACCTTGGGGAGCAACTTCTTGGGGTAATGGTTCTTGGGGTAATATTGGAGGAATGGAGATTTCTCAAGGTGCTGAAGAAGAAGCTACTCCAGGAGTTGAGGTTTTTGTATCAACTAATTTATTAACATTAACTTTAACATCAATTGCTCAAGTTACTGCGGACGCTAATATTACAGCAAATACTAATCTATTAACAGTTGGTTTGGGTGATGAAGATGCTGTGCCAAACACTATTGTTTCAGTATCTACAAATTTATTAAATGCAAGTGTTGGATCTGCATCTGGTGAGGTTTTATCTACTGTAAGCCCTAATGGTGTAAGTGCAACGGCTTCTACAGGACGTGTGTTTATAGCTGCCTGGGCAGTTGTAGATATAGGGGTAACTAATACTTGGAGTGTGGTTGACATAGCGGCTTAATGAAACTAAAATTAGATATATTTAAAATTTAAAGAGGAATTTTTATGGCATCATCGTTTTCAACAGATTTAAAACTTGAACTTATGGCCACGGGTGAAAACTCGGGTACATGGGGAACAAAAACAAATACAAATTTAGACCTACTACAACAAGCTATCGTTGGTTTTGAAAACATAGCTATCACGTCCACTAATACAACTTTATTAATGACTGATGCAACAATTTCAAATGCTAGAAATGCTGTTCTAAGATTTACAGGTGCAATTACTGCAAACTGTACAGTTTTTGTAGCTTCAGGAATTGAAAAAACATATACAGTTGATAATGCTACAACAGGAGCATTTACCGTAGCACTTAATCAAGTAGGTGGTTCTTCAGTTATATTTGATGCAACAGATAAATCTCATAAATTAGTTTATTTAGATGGTACAAACGCAAACGATATATTAAATGATTTATCAACAATAAGATTACCAAATCAAAACGAAGTAAGATTCGGAGATGCAGATAATTCAAATTATGTATCCTTAAAATCAGGAGCAACGGTGGCTTCTAATGTATCATTTACACTACCAAATTCTTTACCAACAGTAGCTGATGCTGCTGTGGTAGGATCTACAGCAGGAGTGCTTAGTTTCGCAAATTATGCACCAATTTCAACAGGTAAGTCTATTGCAATGGCAATAGTTTTCGGATAAAATAACACAGGAGTAAATAAATATGGCAAACCCAAATATAGTAAACGTAACAAGTATTTTAGGAGAGACGGTTTTTGGAACATTAACTACAACTCTTACAACACTTTTATCAAATCCAGCTTCATCTGGTAAAGTTTTAAAAATTAATACAGTATTAATTTCAAATGTAAATGGAACTGTAGCACAAGAAACTACGCTAGAGATTTCACCGGAGGCTGGTGGAACAAGTACAAACGCACGTGCAATAGCATCTACTATTTCTGTTCCAGCTGATTCTACATTAGCAGCAGTAAGTAAAGATACTTCTTTTTATCTTTTGGAAGATAAATCAATTATAGGTAATGTTGGTACTGCTAATCAGTGTGAATTTATAATTAGTTACGAAGTTATAAGTTAACAGGAGGTCATCTGAAAAATATGGCTTATTTTGCAGAATTAAATTCTGATAATATTGTTTTAGATGTTCAAATTGTTGATGATAAAAATATTCGTCAAGGAGATGATTCTTATAATGAACAGTGGTGTCAAGATAATTTAATTCATTCATTAGGTGGAACTTCTTGGAAACAAACTTTTAAGCATGGTTCAGACAGAGCTAATTTAAGAGGAAGATACGCTGGAAAAGGTATGAAATATTATACTACAAGCATTCCAGGGCATCCTGAAAGTTCTGGAAAATTTTTAGATATTTTACAAGAAGAATCATATTACAGCTTATTTCATTTAGATGAAACTTTTAATTGGTATCCAAATTTACCTGAACCAACAGTGGATGATCAAGGAAGATCTTTACCTTATAATGTAGATAACATACCATCTGATAGATTAGTTTGGGGTTATGCACCAGAAAATAACAGATATCAAGGATCAAGATTAATTAATGACATTGAAGTAAAAAAATACTATAATCCAACAACTTTAAGTTGGATAGAAATAACATAATAAAATGGCAACAAATTTTTTAGTACCTGGATTTAATAAAATAGGACAACTTGATACAGATAATCAAGGAGGGATTATTGGACCAGATAATGACCCTGTTATAAACGATTTAATCACAGCATTTAATTCTCCTGGAACTTTTACAAAATCTCCAGCAGCTAACACTGCAACATTATTAGTAGTTGCAGGTGGAGGCGGAGCAGCAAACAGAGGTGGGGGTGGTGGAGCAGGTGGAGCTAGATTAGTAACAACACATCCATTACCTGCAAGTCCAGTGCCTGTTTCGGTAGGAGCAGGTGGAGCTGGAGCTGGTTTTCCTAATTCTCAACAACCTGGAAATACATCTACATTTGGATCATCTGTTCCTATATCAACAACAGGTGGTGGAAGAGGTGGAATAAGACCATATCCTCCAGGACAAAATACAAACCCCAATGGTCCAGGGGCACCTGGCGGGTCAGGTGGAGGTGGTGGAAGAGGCTTTCAAAATACTCCAGCACCAAACAATGGACCTGGATCTGGAACACCGGGACAAGGTAATCCCGGAGGATCTGGTTTCCCCGATCCTGCAGCAACTGGAGGTGGAGGGGGAGGTTATTCTCAAGCTGGATCAGGAGGCTCTGGAGGCCCTGCTAAAGGTGGAGATGGTCTTGATATAACAACTTATTTTCCAAGTGCTTATGGATTTTTAGCACCATCAGATGGATTACGTTATGTAGCTGGTGGAGGAACAGGAACTTCTCCTGGAGGAATACCAGTGGGTACAAAGGGAGGTGGTGGAAAAGGTCAAGGCAATTCCCCTGTAGAGGGAGTTGATGGGACAGGTGGGGGTGGAGGATCTGAATATAGTAATCCAGGTGGATCTGGTGGTGATGGTATAGTTTTGGTTAATCAACCAAAAGCAGGACCGTCTGTAAGTTCAGGAGTTTGGAGTCTGAAAGCTCAATATACAGCTAAAATTTTAGGAAATTGGCCTAGTTAATACTTTATTTTAAGATAAATATATTATAAAACTTATACATGAATTTAGAATATCAGTATTGGTATTTCAATGGTGTATTGCCTGAAAGATTTTGTGACCTTGTTTTACAAACTGGTTTAGGGGAAGAACGTCATAGAGCTTACATAGGAGATATGTCAGACAGACTAAATCAACTTACTAAAAATGATTTAGAACATCTTCATAAAAAAAGACACTCTGATATTTTATGGTTAAATTATAATTGGATATTTAAAACTATTCATCCGTTTATTGAAATAGCAAATAAATCAGCTGGCTGGAATTTTGAGTGGAATTGGACAGAACAAGCTCAATTCACTGAATATAAACCAGGTCAATTTTATGGTTGGCATCAAGATGGTCATCCTTTACCTTATAATGATAATTCTGCACCAGAATATAGAGGTAAAATAAGAAAATTATCTTGTTCTATTTTATTAAATCATCCGCACGAATATGAAGGTGGAGAACTACAGTTTGATTTAAGAAATAATTTAGAAACAAACAATATTATGAAAGTAACAGAAGCTAAGAGAAAAGGATCTGTTATTGTTTTTCCTTCTTTTGTATGGCATCAAGTTACACCAGTAACAAAAGGAACTAGATACTCTTTAGTTACTTGGCATTTAGGAAACCCATGGAAATAGATAATTTTATTTATCAAGAATTTATAGATACAAATTTATGTGATAAATTAATTGAATTTTATGAAGACAGTCCAAATAAATTTAGAGGAACTTTTGGAGAAAAGGCTGAAGAAAATTTTAAATATAAACAAAGTACTGAAATAGCTTTTGGTCCTAATGATGGTGAAATATTTAGTTTGTATGTAAAAGAATTAAATAAGGTATGTGACTCTTATAAAAAAAAGTATGTGTTTTCTGACATTCAACAAAACAAATGGACTTGGATAGGTTCTAAAATACAAAAATATAATTTTAACGAAGGTTACCATGTTTGGCACTGTGAAAATGAAGGATCCCCTAATTCTATTAATAGACATCTTGTATTTATGACTTACTTAAACGATATAAAAAATGAAGGTGAAACAGGGTTTTTTTATCAAAATTTAAAAATCAAACCTAAAAAAGGTTTAACTTTAATTTGGCCGGCAGTATGGACGCACACTCACAAAGGTTTTCCAACTAGTTTTCAACAGAAATATATCGTTACTGGTTGGTATGGTTGGGTTAATGATTAAAATTTTAGATGATTTTTTAGATTTTTCTCAAGAGTATTATAAACTTTGTAAAAATTTAAAATTTTATAAATCTGATGATTTTGAAAAAATAACTGGAGAAAGAAATAATTATCCAGGAACAAGAACTGATTTTTTGGATAAAAGATATCCTTTTTTATATTATTCCATACTGAGTTATATAAAAAATAAATTTGAATTAAATATAAGTAAATATAATAGAATAAGAGCACACGCTCAATTAAGATTAGAAGAAAATGCTGCAGATGATTGGATACATAGAGATTGGGGAGATACAGTTTTAATATATTTATCTCCAACTAACTTGCATTCAGGTACAGCTTTCTATAAAAAGGTTGGTGAAGACAACTATCAAGAGACAGGTATGGTAAAATATATACAAAACAGGGCAGTGTTTTTTACAAATGGTACTTTTCATATGGCTATAAATAATCATGGAAAAGATATTAATGATGGAAGATTAACATTAACTTATTTTTTAACTGAATGAAAAAAATATATTATTTATCAGGATTACCAAGAACAGGAAATACTTTATTAAGTTGTATTTTAAATCAAAACCCAAAGGTTAAAGTAACTCCAAATAGTTATTTGCCTGAAATAATTTACAGAATTTTTTTATTAAAAGGAGAAAAAATATTTCAAAATTTTCCAGATCATAAAAGTTTAGACAATATCATACAAAAAATATTTATTAATTATTATGATAATATTAATGCTGAAGTTATTTTTGAAAGAAGTAGTTGGGGAACAAAATTTAATTTAGAAATGTTAAAAAAATACTATGACAAAAATCCAAAATTTTTGATTCTTAACAGACCAATAGTAGAAATAGTAGCTTCTTTTATTAAAGTTGCAAAAGTTGGAAACATGGATATTATAAGTAAAAATTTATTTGATGAAAAAAATGGTAAATTAATTCAAGATATTCGATCTGTAAGAAATATAATTAAAACTAAACAAAATTTTTTAATAATTGAATATGATGATTTAGTTAATAAAACAAAAAATAGTATTGAAAAAATATATAAATATTTTAAATTGCCTAAATTTAAACACGACTATTCTAAATTAAAACAATTTGAATTTAATGGTATGAGATACGATGATAGTGTTTTAGATTTTGATTTGCATTCTATACGTACTAACAAAATTAAAAAAATAGACTATAATTTAAATAATTATTTATCAGAAGAATTAATTAATAAACTAAAAAATTTTAATATATATGAATAATTTTAAAAAAAATAAATTTGATGTTATAAGAGGAGTTCTAAGATTAGATTATTGTGAATTATTTTCTGAATACTTTAAAAATAAAGCACAAACTTACAACACATTAATAAAAAATAATTTTATATCTAAATTTCAAGACGAATTTGGAACTACTTTTGATAAACAAGTTCCTGGAGCATATTCTTGTTACGGAGACATTATGATGGACATGTTATTAGTTAATCTTCAAGAAACAATGCAACAAGTTACAGGGTTAACATTATATCCAAACTACTCATATGCAAGAATTTATAAAAGAGGAAATGTTTTAGAAAAACATAAAGATAGATTATCTTGTGAAATATCAACAACAATGAATTTAGGAGGAGATGATTGGCCTATTTTTATAGAACCGAACTCTTCTTTAGGAATTCATACTACAACAGGATACATTCCATCAAATTCAAATGGAGTTAAAGTAAATTTAAAACCAGGAGATATGTTAGTATATAGAGGTATTGAATTAGAACACTGGAGAGAACCATTTCAAGGTAATGAGTGTGTGCAAGTATTTTTACATTATAATGATGTTAATAATCCTCACGGTGTTATTTATGATGGTAGACCTCATTTAGGACTTCCTTCGTGGTTTAAAAAAAATGGATAGAATTATTCAATTTTTTCCATCAAGTTTTTATTTATCTGAAAATTTATTAGAAAATAAAAAAATAATATATCTTCAAAATAAAGCTAAAGAAATTTATAAAAAGTTTGATAAAGGAGGAGATAATTGGTTCTGTAAAACTTATAATACTTTAGGGACTTATGATTTACAATCAGATAATGATTTTAAAATTATTTTAGATAAAATAGAAGATAAAGTATTTGAATTTACCAAAGCACATAATTCTGATTACAGGTATAAAATTAAAGAGTCATGGTTAAACATTTATAATAAAGAAGATTATCAAGAATACCATTATCACGCAGATTGTACATTCAGTGCTGTGTTTTTTTTAAAATCAAACGAAAACTGTGCAAAAATATTTTTTGAAAATCCAGTAGAACCAGATATGAAACCTATTAAAAATATTAAAGAACAAAATCAATTAACTTTTAAAACTTGTCATTTTTTTCCTAAAGAAAATAGTTTATTAATATTTAGATCTTATATGAGGCATATGGTAGAAAAACAAAATACAAATTTTGAAAGAACAACGGTAGCTGTTAATTTATGAATATTTTAATATTTGGATTACCAGGTTCTGGAAAAACTACATTTGCAAAGAAATTAATAGAAGGTAAAAAAATACCTCATTTTAATGCTGATGATATTAGAAAGTTATTTGAAGATTGGGATTTTACAGAGAATGGTCGTAAACGACAAGCTAACCGTATGATGACAATGTGTGATCTTGCAGTTAATCATGTAGTTGTAGATTTCGTATGTCCATTTGAATCTTATAGATCTTTCTATGATATAAAGATCTGGATGAATACAATTGATAAAGGAAGATTTGAAAACACTAATAAAGTATTTGAGAAACCTAAAAAAGTAGATTTTGAAATAAATGATTTTAATTACGATAACATAATAAAGGAGATACATGATAGATTATAGTAAACCAACAGCACAGATGTTAGGAAGATGGCAACCATTCCATGATGGACATTTAGCTTTGTTTAAAGAAATATTAAAGAAAACAGGACAGGTTGTTATTATGGTCCGATCTATGCCACAAACTGATAATAATCCATTTCAATTTGATGAAATAAAAAAACGTATTGAGGAAAAGCTTAAAGATTACACAGGTCAATTTGATGTTATAAAAGTTCCAAACATTACTAACATATGTTATGGTAGAGATGTTGGCTATAAAATAGAAGAAATTGTATTACCAAAAGAAATACAAGAGATATCTGCTACTAAAATTAGACAAAGTTTAAGTAACCTTAAATAAGTGATATACTAGGCATAAATATGCCATTAAAAAAGATACCATTACCTCCAGGTTTTGATAAAAATGATACTGCGTCTCAAGCAGAAGGACGCTGGATTGATGGAGATAATGTACGTTTTCAATATGGATCACCTGAGAAGATAGGTGGTTGGCAGCAAATTAATTCATCTATACTAGTAGGAGCGGCTAGAGACATACATTCTTGGTTTGATTTAACTGGTAGACGTTATGTAGCTATCGGCACGAACAAGGTGTTATATATTCTTTTTGATGAAGTATTTTATGATATTACACCACTTAAAACAGCACTAACAGGTTGTACTTATACATCAACTACAGGATCTGCAACTGTAACCATTAACAAAAACGCACATAATCTTGAAGTTGGTAATTTAATTAAATTTTCATCTGTAACAACACCCGGACCAACTACAACAAGTTTTACATCTGCAAATTTTGAAACTAATTCATTTGAAGTTAAAACAGTACCAACTGCAAATACCTTTACAATTACTATGCCTGTTACAGAAACAGGTACAGGAGTTACTACAGGTGGATCACTTACAACAAATCCATATGTTATCGTTGGTCCATTAGCCTCAACACTTGGTTATGGATGGGGAGCAGGAACATGGGGATTAGATACTTGGGGAACTTCAAGAACAGTTTCTAATACAAATATTGAAGCCGGTAACTGGTCTTTGGATAATTTTGGAGAATTATTAATTGCGACAGTTAAAAACGGTCAAACTTTTTCATGGGCTCCTACTGCAGGAACAGGAGTAAATACAAGAGCAGCTCTTGTGCCAAATAACCCTACAGCAACAGTATTAACAAGAGTATCAGATAGAGATAGACATTTAGTTCATTTTGGAACTGAAACTACTATTGGTAATCCATCAACTCAAGATCCAATGTTTATAAGATTTTCAGATCAAGAAGATATTGAAATTTATGAACCAACATCTACAAACACAGCAGGAACATTTAGATTAGACAACGGTAGTAGAATTGTGGCTGCTGTTAAAGGTAAAGATTATATGTTAGTTTTAACAGATGAAGCTGCTTATACAATGCAATTTGTAGGACCACCATTTACATTTAGCATACGTCAAGTTGGATCTAACTGTGGATGTATTGGTCAACATGCAGCAGTCTTTGTAGACGGTGCTGTGTATTGGATGGGTGATTCTGGTAATTTCTTTGTATTTGATGGAACAGTTAAAACATTATCTTCTTCAGTTGAAAACTTTGTATTCACTACAACAGGAGATGCTTTAGGACTTAATTTTACAAATGGTGAATTAGTGTTTGCAGGACATAATAGTTTATTTACAGAAATTAACTGGTTTTATCCACAAGCATCCTCAACACAAATAGACCGAGTTGTTACTTATAATTATGACCTTAAAACATGGACTACAGGTTCACTTGCAAGAACAACATATGAAGATGCTCACGTATTAGAGTATCCAAGTGCTACTAAATTCATTTCAACATTAACTCCAAACACTCCAACGGTAAATGGAGTTACTAATGGAGGTAGTTATTTCTTTGCACATGAGGTGGGTGTAAACGAAGTTCTTAATTTAACAAGCACAAATACAACAAACATTACTATACCTGCTTTTATTAGATCAGGAGATTTTGATTTAGATATAGAAGGAGATGGTGAATTCTTTATTAAGATAAGAAGATTTATTCCTGACTTTAAATACATAGATGGTAATACAAAAGTAACTCTATTCTTTAAAGCTTATCCAGCAGATTCAACAAGTGCACTTGGGCAAACAACAGTAGGTCCCTTTACAGTATCTTCGACAACAGATAAGATAGACACGCGCGCGCGAGGGAGACTTGCGTCAATAAAAATTGAAAACGATGCACTTAACGACAATTGGCGTTATGGTATATTTAGAGTAGATATACAACCAGACGGCAGAGGCGGAAGTGCTCCACAAACATAATGGCTAAAATAAATCTTTATATACCAGAACCTCCTCAGGATTATACTGTGGAAAGTTTAAGACAAATTAATCAAGCATTAGAAACATTAAAAGACCAATTAAACTTTTCTTTTCAAGAAGAACTAAAACAAGAAGTAGAAAGAAGCGTTTGGTTTAGTATGAGGTTTGGCTGCTAATGAGTTGTGATAATGTAAATATTGGTAATGGTCAGTTAATTACAATCGGCGGTAATAACGTTGATGCATTCGGAAGATTAAGAGTATCAAACCCCCTAACGATCTTTGACAGTAAGAATATAATGTCACAGAATACTTTATTTGATCCATCAACTGCAAATGGTGGAAGTGTTACTTATACAGCTAATAAATCTACAGTTAATTTAAATGTAACAGAAGCAGCTGGATCTAAAACAATAAGACAATCTAAAAGAGTTATGTCTTATCAACCTGGTAAGTCATTGCTTATTTTTAACACATTTGTAATGAATACTTTAACTGCAAACTTAAAACAAAAGGTAGGTTTGTTTGATGCTAATAATGGAATATTTTTTTATGCTGATGGAACAACTTTAAAAATAGTAAGACGTACTTATACATCAGGTGCAGCAGTTGATACTGAAATATCACAATCTAGTTGGAATGGAGATACCTTAAATGGAACTGGTGCAAGTGGATTTACATTAGATGCAACTAAATCTAATATATTATTTATAGATATTGAATGGTTAGGTGTTGGATCTGTTAGAGTTGGATTTGTTATTAATGGTCAATTAATTAC